TCCATGGCAAAAATAAAATATCTAATCTACCAATGTTAACCTCAGTTGCATCTTCATATAAATGAAACTTATTACTTTTGTCACCAATTAATTCTTTTAATGAGTTTACATCATTTGTATTCTTGTAATAGATATCATGATTACCAACTAAACAATGAAAGTCAATTTTTAAATGTTGTAAAGGAAATACAAATCTTTCTCTAAATTCTTTTGCAGTTTTAAAAGAAACATACTTACGTCTATCCATTAAGTCACCTAAATGAAAAACTGTTTTAATATTATGTTGTTCTAGATAAGGAAAAAAAATGCCTTCATAAAAATCATAAAAATAATCACTAAAGAATTGACTATCGTTTCTTGCACCAAAGTGCGTATCATTTATTATTGCTACTTTCATTAGGTAATGATATCTGTATTTGGTTTAATTAAACCCGTTTTCTTTTCTTCTATATCTCGTTTAATTTTTTTAGCAAGTTGAACTGTTTTAGGTGCTTTTAATTTTTCTTGTTTGTATATCTTTTGCACTTTCTTTTTTGCCATATCTAATTTTAGTTTAGATACAAGTTTTGTAAAGTCTGTACCATTCATGTGATCAAACTCATGTTGGAAAACTCTTGATGGCATATGATCAAATTCTTCTACGTGTTCTATACCTTCATTATCTTCGTACTTAACTTTACATCCTCTAGGTCTTTTTATTTTTAAAAATAGTAAGGGATATGTTAAACAACCTTCCATTAGTTCTATATCTTCATCGCTAGTTTCTAATATCTCTGGGTTCCAACATGCCCACGCTTTACCCTCTGCCATATCTTTATGACCACCCATAATAAAAACTCTATATGGTAATCCTACTTGATTTGCTGATAATCCAATACCACCAAACTGTTTCATTGCAACAAATAAATCTTCAGCTACTTTAGTTCTAGTAAATCCCTCTGGTAACATTTTATCTTCGAATAGGGGTAAAGGTTTGTTTAGTATTTCTGCTTCTGGCGATATGAGTTTAAAATCTGCTTTCAAGTTATTAGTCATTGTCATCTTCCATAAATTTTTCAAGTCCTTTAGTATTTCTTTTTTTCTCTTTTGTTTTATACACAGGTTGATCTGGTACCATAACTAGAGGATTGAATTGACCATTAAACGTATATGTGTTTGGGTCGTTTGGCAATTGATTATGTGTTTTATATTCGCCACCGTCAATCATTTTATGTTTAATGTGTTGTTGTTTTTTTTCTTTTTGTATTCTACGTATGAACGCATAATATATTATTTGTGTAAAATAAGCAAATGGATTTTTTGATTTAGCTGGATTAAAGTTGTAGATGTATTGTAAACAGTTTTCTATACCATCAGATATCATTTCATCTTTGTAAGTATAGTTAATAAAGTTTGGTCTATTAGATAAACCATTTGCAATCTTTAAAATACATTCACCAACATATTCTGGTACTTTAGGTTTGTCTTCACCTGACTCTTCAGCTTCTTTACAATTGTCTCTAAATTCTATCATTGCAGCTAGCAATTCTTTATTACTAACATAATGAGCAGGTTTTTTCTTTGGCATGTTATATCTTTCAAAGTATAGGGGATTGCTCCCCTACACTATTAAATTAAAAAATTATTAATCTTCGTCTTCATCTTCTTTATCTTCGTCCTCGTCTTCATCTTCTTCTGGTTCTATTTCAAGTACGTCTTCGATAGCGATAAGTCTTTCGTCAATTGCTTCTATTTTCTTTTCAAATTCTTCATGATCTGATTCATGGTCGTCATCGCCTTCTGGCATTTTCTCTTCAAGTTTTTCAATTCTTTCTTCAAGGTCTTCAATCTTATTTTTTTTAACATCATTATCTTCGTCTTTATTACCGAACATAAGAGTCTCCTATATTTTTAAATGGTTATAGCGAAATTGTCAAGAAAAAAGTGAGCTTTCTTGAATCAAAACTTAGTGTATCGTTTTATCGCCATGATCTTCATCGTCAATATAGTCGTCCAAGTTTTCTTTTACATCATCGTATTTGGATTGATGATAACTATCTACGAGTTTTTGATGTGACTCGCCTGTCATAAATCCACCACGTTCTTCAGCAATGTGTAATTGCTTTTCATAAAACGTACTTAAACCTGTTGATGTTTTTGCACAATAGAGTATATGATTATTTTTTACCTCTACAGTATCCTCGTCTGTATATGGTCTAACCCATCTTATTAATGCTAAGGATTCTACAATACCTGATTCAACAAATCTTGGTATAGTATGAACCTTTAAAGGATTCTTTACCGAAGTGTGAGTATCGGTTTCTTTTGTGACTTGACAAACAATCTCCTCGCCAGTCGTTAATTTTAGTATGTGATATCTCATAAGTTTAGTGTATCTACCTTGTAGTTAAACTCCTCTTCATTGTATATATTTATCCGTTCTTGAAAATGCAATAGTGTGAAGTTTTTTTTATTTTTATGAGTTAAGTCGTCTGATATGTCGTATAATTTAACTGCGTCTTTTTGTTCAGACTTTCTTAAACCACGACCAATAGATTGTAATACTTTTATCCTAGACTTATAGGGGCTTGCAAATACAACATTATGTAAGTTGCGAATATTAATACCAGTGGAAAAGACTCCGTAACTAGCGAGTATAAGTATATTATTTTTTGTTTCAGCCAGTGACCTAATTTGTTCTCTTTCATCTGTTCCTATTCCACCATGTACAAAGTAAATTTCTTTGTCAAGGTCTTGCATCATTCCATTTAAAACTTGTCCATGTTTTTCTACAAGTTGATAGAGAACAAGTGTATTCCCTTTTAAAGTTTTACAAAGGTTGTAAATGAATTGATTACGTTTATTGTTTTGCACTAAGAAATTAATTTCATCAATATAATTAAAATCTTTACATTGTTTACTTATGTCAGCTGAATGTTTTAACACAATACAATCAATTGACAATTTGGCAATTGTTTCAGCATCCATTAAAGCTTTAGTTGTTGTAACTTGTTCTACTTCACCAAACAATCCCTCTAATACTAATCTATGTGTTTGTGTTCCGTCTAGTGTGCCTGTAAATCCAAAACGATAAGGACAGTCCTCTAGTTTAGTCATAATACCTGTTAAAGATTTTGCTTTAAATAAATGTGCCTCATCACCTATTACACATTGATACTTGTCAAAAAACTTTTTACGTTCTTTGTAGATTGATTGCCAAGTAGAAATAGTTATTGGTTTGGTGCTGGTCTTATCGTGGCCAGAGTAAATTTTGTGAATATGCGAATCATCCCAACCATAAGATATAAAATCAGAAGCCATTTGTTCTACCAAAGAAGTTGTTGGTACAAGTATTAAAACGTTTATGCTTGATAGTTGTAAGTATCTAACAATCGCATAAATGATTGCTGATTTACCAGACGCAGTAGGTGAAACAAATAATTTTCTTTTGTTTTCTAATGCTTTGATAAAAGAGTTGTACTGATAATCATATAATTCAAATGGCATTTTTAAACTATCAACAAATCCTCTAGCATTTTCATCATTAATTAAATTAATAACCTCACCATCTGATATTGTATATTCTATGTCATTTTTTTGACAAAACTGTTTAATATATGGCAACAACCCAACATATATTTGACCAGTTTGTTTTGAGAATAATCTTATCTTACCATCCCACATTCTGTTTCTAACAGTTGGCATAAACTTAGCACCTGGTACTTCAAAAGTAAAGTAATCAGATAACTCTTGAGCTATTGCTTGAGTAGTGTCTATATGTAAATAGACATCATTTTTTTTATTAATTAACATTTTTGTAATATAACGAGATTGTTAACAGTTAATATCTTTCTAGCTTGTTTATATGAGTTAACCCAATCATCTACAAACTTTGTGACATCCTCTGATAATTTGTAATCATGAAATATTGCATAACCATTTTCTTCTAAATTATCCCAATAGTTCATAGTATCTTTTCTGACACTTGTAAAACTATGTTCACCATCAATAAGTAGTGTGCCAAACATTTGTTTTGTTGTCCATTTATGAGAATCTTCTTGAACATGCATAAATCTTTCTATGTAAGACATAGGTAAATATTTTATAACATTTTTTAATTTAAATTTTACATCGATTGATACAACTTTTCTATCTGTATCTTTTGTTGCATCCAATAATATAACTGTAGAACCACCTTGACCTATTTCAAGGATATCGCCATAAGTTTTTGTTAATATGAAGTTATCGAGGAAAGTGTATTCCTCGTCACACATTTGTTTAATTGGATTAAACCATTCCAGCTTCGAATTTTCGCCATTCAATCGCATTTTTTATATCCCACCCTCTAGATTGAATTGACCTTTGGACACCTTCTAAAAATTTAACAGTTGTTTCTAGATACACTATTTTATTTTTTGCGTCAATAACTTCTTGGTCAGATTCAATATAAATGTTTAAATCTGTTTTTAAAACTTTTAAGTCAAATGGTTTTGATGCATAAACTTTAGCATCTGATTTACCACCATAATATTCCCATTTGTCTCGGTACATTTTCGTATATTCACCTTTTGCTTTCGCAAGTAAGAATTCAAAGTTAGTTTTGTAATCAAGATACTTTGCATACAGGTCTTGATTACGTAAACTTTCTGTATCTAAATGTTCTTTATCTACAGGTAAGTCTTTATATGTTTGTTTTTTTAAATCATCTAACGTCATTTGTTTGTTCCCATTTGTATGCTTCTATTACGTGATTTAAAGCATCTAAAAAATGTTCATCGCCTGGTTTTGGTTCTATTTCTTTTTGTTTTCTTAACTCTTGTTCTACTGAACTACCTATTACATTTCCTAAGATATGTCTATCTGAATGTGGTCTATCAATAAAAGCAGCTTCAAAGTATGAATAGATATCTCCTCTAGGGTCAATTGCTATTTTTACTTGTGGTGATTGTTTTCTTGTTAATTGTTTGTAATTAACAGATAACAATTTATTCATTCTACCTTCAAGTAATGCTACTAAAGCATAACCATAATCAATATTTAATGATCTTTTTTTTGCTTCCTCATCAAACTCTAAAAGTTTTTCTCTTAATTTATTTCTGTCGTCAATAGGATATTGAAAAGAAAAATCCTCTCGTAATGATAAAGTATGAACGCCACCAATATCATCTATATAATTAAATATCTTATGTAAGTTTTCAAACTCTGTAGGTAATAAAACATGATTAATATGTAATGGTGGTTTAGTTACATTTAACTTATTATAATCTTTAAGATTTTTTTTAACAACACGAAACGCTTTATTGTTTTTAGTTGTTGATGTAGTTTGATCTTCATCATAACCATATAATGATATACGAAAATGATCTACTGTTAATAGATTAGGATTTTTTTCTATAAATTTTGGTGTTAACATAAAACCATTTGTAATAAATCTAACTTTATAACCTCTAACATGTAAATCTTTACAAAGTCTATCTATCTCATTGTACGTAAGTGGTTCTAGTCCACCACCTATATTATATCTGTATGGATTATCACCTGGGTCTTGATCTAAAAGTGTATCGTAAAAATAATTGTAGTTTGGTTCTCTGGCGTCATAGTTTCGCCCACAAAATGTACATTCGAACATGCAGCTAGTGCCAGGAAAAAGATTAATATTTTTAGGAAATTTGTAAACACCATCC